AGTAAATGAGTACAAGCAAACCAGCAACAAGAGAAGAATTCAAACAATTCTGCCTTAGAAGACTAGGTGCGCCTCTCTTAGAGATAAACGTAGCAGATGAACAAGTTGAAGACTGCATAGAGATTGCATTTCAATATTACTACGACTATCACTATGACGCAACAGAAAAAGTCTATCTAGCACACGCAGTCACAGAAGAAGATAAAACAAATAAGTACATCACAGTACCAGATTCGGTTGTTGGTGTGATGAATGTTTTTGACATTGGTGACAGCTATTCTACAAACAATCTTTTTAATCTAAGATATCAAATTTCTTTGAATGACTTGTATTCATTCAACACAGGTCCGTTTGCGCCATACGTCATGGCGTTTCAAAACGTTGCTCTAGCAGAAGAACTCTTTGTCGGTAAACAATCTCTCAGATTTAATCGCCATATCAACAGAGTGTATATTGATATGTCTTGGGACACAAAAGTAACTGTTGGTGAATTCATTATCATTGAAGGCTACAAGAAAATTGATCCTGATACATTCACCGATGTTTACAATGACAGATTCTTGCAGAAGTATTGTGCGGCACAAATCAAAAAGCAATGGGGTGAAAACTTGAAGAAGTTTGAAGGTATCTCAATGCCAGGCAATGTGTCGTTCAACGGACAAAAGATTTGGGACGAAGCGACAGAAGAAATTCAAGCACTAGAGTCAGAAGTTATTAGTTCATATTCTTTACCAGTTACTGACATGATGGGCTAATCACAATGGCACGCAATCGATTTTTTAATCAGTACACGCCAGTCAAGCAAGAACAAAACCTTGTCGAAGATTTAATTATCGAATCGATTAAGATTTATGGCGTAGATGCTTATTACTTACCAAGAACCCATGTAAATTTAGATTTAATTTATGGTGAAGATTCTTTGATGATTTTCGATGACGCACTTGAGTTAGAATTGTACATTAAAAGTTTTGATGGCTTTCAAGGTCAACAAGACTTCCTTTCTAAGTTTGGCTTGCAGATTGAAGAAACTGTCACGTTTTCTGTTGCACAAAAAAGATTCAATCAGATGTTGAAACCGACATACATGACTGAGTATTCATATAACATGAAAACAGAAGAGGGTGACGCTTTGCTTGATGAACAGTTGTATGATTACGGAACTATACCAAGACCCAGAGAAGGCGATCTTCTTTGGATTCCAATGCTTAATGCAATGTATGAAATTAAATTTACCGAAAACATTGAAAACTTCTTTCAGTTAGGTAAACTCTACACGTTCGAAATGCGTTGCGACAAATTCGAATACTCTAGCCAGCGCATCAATACAGATGTTGCTGATATTGATGCTATCGAAGATGAATACAGCACATCATCAGATAACATCGAGAAAATGCTTGCTGAAGATAATGACATATTGACTTTAGAAGATAGCACATATATTGTTAACGAAGCAAGAGTTGTTTCAGATGTACTCGTATCAGCAGACAATGAGAATATTGGACAGAAAATCATCGATGATGATATTCTTGACTTCTCAGAAAAAAATCCATTCTCACTGACAAGGAACTTCTAATATGATGTTCGGACACGATTTCTATCACGGAACACTTAGACGCTATGTCATTATGTTTGGTAATATATTCAATGAAATTCAGATTGAAAGATACGACACCGCAGGAACAAAAGTTCAAACGCTAAACGTGCCTATCGAATATGGACCAAAAGAGAAGTTCATTCAAAGAGCAATCTCTGATCCTGAGGCTCGCCGTGAAATTTCTACTACTCTGCCAAGACTTGGATTTGAATTCACAAGCATGTCATATGCACCGCAGAGAAAGTTGAATAGCGCACACAAAATCACTAGAGGTGTTAACACTGGCGGGCTTGATTTCAATTTCATGTATTCACCAGTGCCATACGACTTTAACTTTTCTTTGCACGTTCTAACAAAAAACACCGAAGACGGAACACAGATTGTAGAGCAGATTGTGCCATTCTTTACACCAGACTTTACAGTCACAATGAAGATGGTTCCTGAGTTAAATTTAAACATGGACGTGCCTATCGAATTGATTACAATCACATCGTCTGACACATACGAAGGTGGATTTGATTCACCAAGAATTCAGACATGGCAATTAGACTTTGTTATCAAAGGATACTTGTTTGGACCTGTCAACAAGTTCAAGTATATTATCAGAGAAGATGTTAATCTTATCGATGACGGTCCTGCAATCAATAAAGCAATTATCTCTACGCAAACCTTCACTGGTAATTCTGAGTTTGAAATAACTGAAGTACAAACAAATAACAATGGATATACACCATAATAAAATGAAAAAAACTATTGATGAAAAATTGAATGACATATTTGATGTGCAGGGTAAGATTGTCGAACAAGTATCGGCACCTGCAGTAGTAGAACAAACCAAAGAACCTGTTCCTACTGGTGCACCGAACGATGCATCTATTGACGCAGATTATGAATATGCAAGAGAGAATCTGAAGCTATTCATTGAGCAAGGCAAAGTTGCTATGGAAAACATTATCTTCTTAGCAAAAGAGGGTGAGTCTCCAAGAGCATACGAAGTTGTTGGTCAATTGATTAAAACATTGTCAGACACTAACAAAGATTTGTTAGACTTAGGCAAAAAAGTAAAAGACTTGAAGAACAAAAAAGATGACACGCAACAACCACAGCACGTAACGAATGCATTGTTTGTTGGCAGTACAGCAGAATTACAAAAACTAATTGGCAAGAGATGACTGCGAAATCCTACCTAGGAAATTCTAATTTAAAAGCATCTGGCGTACCACTTAATTTCACAAAAGACGAGATTGAAGAGTACGTTAAATGTGCTGACGATCCAATATATTTCATTGAAAGTTATTGTAAGATTGTCACGCTAGATCATGGGCTTCAGTCATTCAAACTGTACGATTGCCAAAAGAATAAAGTAAAAGTTATCCATGAGAATCGTAAAGTTATTCTCATGGAAGGGCGACAACAAGGCAAGACAACAACATCGGCTGCCTATATTCTTTGGTACACATTGTTTCAAGGAAGCAAGACTGTAGCGATCCTAGCAAACAAAGCGACTGCCGCTAGAGAAGTCTTGTATCGTTATCAAATCATGTATGAGAATCTTCCTACATGGTTACAGCAAGGCGTTACGACATGGAACAAAGGTGACATTGCTTTAGAAAATGGATCAATCGTATTCACAGCCGCAACAAGCGCATCAGGTATTCGTGGTAAGTCAGTTAACTTATTGTATGTTGACGAAGCCGCTATCATACCGAACAATGTAGCAGAACAATTCTTTACCTCAGTTTATCCAACGATTTCTGCTGGTGAAACAACAAAGATTCTGCTAAGTTCTACCCCACTAGGATACAACCACTTCTGGAAGTTCTGGAATGATGCAGAAAGCGACAGAAACGGATTCGTCAATCTGTTTATTCCTTACTGGGAAATACCTGGTCGTGATGAGAAGTGGGCATCTGAACAGCGTAGACTGCTTGGTGAATTGAAGTTCAATCAAGAGGTTCTCTGTAACTTCTTAGGTTCTAGTCTTACACTCATTGCTTCAGATTCAATTGCACGTATGTCGGCCAGTCCTATTCTTTATCAAAAAGATGGGCTTGACATTTACGAAAACGTTGAAAAAGATCATGCGTATTGTATTGTTGCAGACACCGCTAAGGGTGTGGGTGGTGACTACTCAGCGTTTGTAATTCTTGACATAACTCAGATGCCATACAAAATGGTAGGCAAGTACAGAAACAATCAAATCAGCCCTCTTTTGTATCCGTCGGTCATCTACAGAGTGGGCAAAGAATACAACGAAGCATATGTTCTAATTGAAATCAATTCGTCAGAACAAGTTGCAGAGATTTTGTATGGAGAATATGAATATGAAAACATAATTTCCGTGAATAGAACGACACAAGGACAAGTTGTTAATGGTGGCTTTGGTGGTGGTAAGACTCAACTTGGTGTTATGACCGACAAGAAAGTCAAACGCATTGGTTGCTCTAACTTCAAGTCAATGGTCGAAGAGAAGAAACTCATCATCAATGATGCAGACACAATTTCAGAAATATCAACATTCATTCAGAAAAAGAGTAGTTACTCTGCTGATGAAGGCTATCACGATGACTTAGTTATGCCTCTAGTGCTGTTTTCTTGGCTTACAACAAACTCATACTTTAAAGATTTAACAAATATCAACATTCGAAAAGAATTGTATGATGCAAGAATTAAGATGATTGAAGAAGAAGTCACACCTTTTGGCTTTATAAATAACGGTGAAGACGAGAATCAAATGGTTGATGTGAACGGCCAAGTTTGGCAAGTAGATAGCTATCAGAAATCTGATTTTTTATAAATAAATTAAACAAACCCACATCATTATAACAAGGAGAATTCAATGGCTATAAGTCTAATTTCACCAGGCGTTAAAATTACCGAACAAGATTTGGTAACGTCTAATCAATCAACTACATCTACAATTGGTGCTTTTTCTGGGCAATTTACTTGGGGTCCTATCGAAGTTGCAACTCAAGTTGCAAGCGAAAATCAATTAGTGTCTGAATTCGGTAAGCCATCTTCAACTAACGTTGTCGATTTCTTGTCGGCCGCAAACTTTTTGGGATACTCTTCACCACTTTTCGTTGTTCGTGTCGCAAACACAGCATTGAATGCTACAACAGAAACGGCAACTGGTTCTGGTGGTGTCGGTACTGGTCAATTGATTAAAAACGATGATGCATATATCGAAACAGCATCGTTCAACATCGGTCCTTTCATTGCAAAGTATGCTGGCGCTTTAGGTAATTCGCTTAAAGTTTCTACTTGCCCATCTTCAACTGCATACGCTAGTGCATTGACTGGTACGTTCAGCGTGTCAGCAGGCGGTACGACAGTTACTGGTGTTGGTTCTTCTGCAAACACAGAACTAAGAGTTGGCGACTTCATCGTTTTAGAAGGTCGTTCTACTAAAGTTACTGCAATTGCAAATACAACATCTCTTACAATCGCAAGCCCACACTTAACTGGTGCATCTGGTGCAACAGCAACTCGCCGTTGGGAATTCTTTGATGAATTCGATGGCGCTCCAGGCACATCATTGCAAGCATCCGCTGTTGGCGCATCTGATGATGAAATGCACATTGTTGTTGTTGACAAACTTGGTACAATCACTGGTACGGCAAACACAGTTTTAGAAAAATACTCACTTGTATCTAAAGCAGGTAATGCAAAAGCCGAAAATGGTGGTAGCAATTACTACAAAGACCTTATCAATGATCGTTCAGCATGGGTTCGTTGGACAGATCACGATGGTGCTGGCACAAATTGGGGTACAAACCTCGTAACAGCAAACGGCACACCAACAGTATACACTTCAGTAACTACTGTTAAGAACTATGACTTCAATGGTGGTTCTGATGGCGGAACTGTAACTGATGGTGATCGTGCTAATGGTTACTTGAAGTATTCAAACAAATCAGAAGTTCCTGCAACAATCATCTTTGCTGGTCAAGGTAATGCAACTGTTGTAAACAGAATCATTGGCGATATTGCTGAAGTTAGAAAAGACGTTGTTGTTTGTATCTCTCCATTGAGAGCAAACGTTGTGAACAATGCTGGTTCAGAAGCATCTGCAATTTCTACATGGGCTGGTACAGTTACACGTTCTACATACGCAGTCGCAGACAGCGGATGGAAATATCAATACGACAAATACAATGACACATACGTTTATGTTCCATTGAATGCTGACGTTGCAGGTTGCATGGCACGTAACGATGTGAATCAAGAATCATGGTTGTCACCAGCTGGCTTCAACAATGGTCGTATTCAGAATTTAGTTCGTTTAGCATACAATCCAACACAAGCTGACAGAGACACATTGTACAAAGTTGCTGTAAATCCAGTAATCACACAAGTTGGTCGTGGTACAGTATTGTTTGGTGACAAGACATTCGTGACTAGAAACACATCTACAAACAGAATCAACGTTCGTAGATTGTTCATCGACTTGCAAAAGACAATCGGTGAAGCGGCTGACAATGTATTGTTCGACCAGAACGATGAAACAACAAGATCAAACTTTGTTAATCTAGTTGTGCCATACTTAAGAAGTGTTCAAGCACGCCGTGGTTTAGCCGCATTCAGAGTTGTTTGTGATGAAAGCAACAATCCTGAAGACGTTGTAAACGCTAATGAATTTGTTTGCGACATTTTCGTACAACCAATTCGCTCTGTCAACTTCATTCAACTTAATTTTGTGTCTGTAAGAGGTACTGCTACATTTAATGAAATCGCAGGATAAATAATTACAGAAAACAAAAAAGGAGAATAAAATGGCAGAATTTTCAGTAACAAAGTTTAGAGCGGCTTTAGGAGCCGGCTCTAGACCGAATTTGTTCAAGGTTCAAGTAACACCGCCAAGAGCGAGTGGTTACGATGTGGCAAGTTTTGAGTATTTGTGCAGATCAGGATCGTTGCCGTCAGCTACATTGGGAACAATTGAAATTCCAATGAATGGCGGCCGCAGATTGAAGATGGGTGGAGATAGAACATTCGCTGAGTGGACTTCAACTATCTTGAATGACGAAGACTTTAAGATTCGTAGTGTAATGGAAAAATGGCAGAATGATATCGTTAAAACTAATTTCGAAATCACAAGCACTTTAGGAAACAGATCCGCTAAAACAGGCGGAACTGATTCTGATGGACTCTACGGCACAGTTCAAATCTATCAATTAAAAGAAGACGGAACTTCAGTTGTGGCAGGAGGATATAGATTAGTAAATTGCTGGCCTAGTGACATTTCTGCAATCGACTTGTCTTACGACACGACTGACGCAGTTGAAGACTTTACTGTAACTTGGACATACGACTACTTTGAAAATGGTTTTGAAGGCGATGTTACTATTCCAGTACAAACTAAAGGATAATAAAAATGTCATTCGCAACACTAACACAATTAAAAACCGCTTTAAATAGAGGCGCAAGAGCGAATCTATTTGAAATTAACATTCCATTTCCATCATTAATTGCTTCTGCTGATTTACCTACAGACGCAACAGGTACAGTTAAAGTTCTCTGTAAGGCTGCGGCAGTTCCTGGTTTTACTGTAGGCACTATTGAAGTTCCATTCAGAGCAGGCAGAAGAATTAAGATTCCTGGTGACAGAACATTTGCTGATTGGACAGTTACAATTATCAATGATGAGAATCAATCAATACGCCGTGCATTTAGTGCTTGGGTAAACTTGATTTCAAAAGGAAATTACGATTCGCAAACAAAAGCAACAGTTCAAGATTACTATAAAGACATTACTTGTGTACACTTAAAAGGTGATAACACAGTTTCTAGACAGTACAAATTGAACGATGCGTTTCCGACAGACGTTAGCGCAATTGATTTGTCTTTTGACAGCACAGACACGCTATCAGAATTTACAGTAAATTTCCAATATCACTATCTCCAAGCAGGGAATGCAACAGATTCCTTTGCTAATGCAAGTGATATGACATTATCAACATAAATTTCTAAATTGAATGAAATTTACGCAACATAAATAATTGCGTAATAGTTGCAACAATGGGGGCTATTACGCCCCCATTTCTTTTTAGAGAGAACATATATGGCGATAAAACTTTTTGGATATAAGATTGGTAAAGATGATGTTGAAGCAGAACAGTTAAAATCGTTTGTTCCACAAACCGATGACGATGGCTCAGTAGCAATCTCAGGCGGTGGCGTCTATGGTACTTACATGGACCTTGAGGGACAGATAAGAACAGATGCAGACTTAATTAAAAAATATCGTGAGATGGCACTTCAGCCCGAATGTGATGCCGCTATTGAAGATATTGTTAATGAGTCTCTGGTGTTCGAAGATGGTGACTATCCAGTTCAAATCATCTTAGATAAACTTGAACAACCAGAATCAATCAAGAAAAAAATTCGTGATGAATTCTACTATGTTATGAAGCTACTCGACTTCAATAACCAAGGCTACGATATCTTTCGTAGATGGTATGTTGATGGTCGATTGTATTATCACATGTTGATTGACGAAAAGAATCCTAGAGCAGGATTGAAAGAAGTTCGTTACATCGACCCACGTAAGATTCGTAAAGTTCGTGAAGACAAACGAAAAGACAATCGTGGAAATACAGCAGACGTTACACAAAAATACCACGAATACTTTATCTACTCTGATAAAGGTTTTGCTAGAGATGGTTCTCAAGGTATCAAGATTGCAGTAGATGCAGTTTGTTACACCAACTCAGGTATCACAGACAAAGATGGCAAAGTAATTGTATCACACTTACACAAAGCAATCAAACCACTCAATCAATTACGTATGCTTGAAGATGCGACAGTTATCTATCGTATTTCAAGGGCACCAGAACGTAGAATCTTTTACATTGACGTAGGTAACTTACCTAAGATGAAGGCTGAACAATACTTACGTGAAGTCATGCAGAAGTACAAGAACAAACTTGTCTATGATGCACAGACTGGTGAGATTCGTGACGATAGAAGATTCCAAACAATGTTAGAAGACTTCTGGTTGCCACGTAGAGAAGGTGGTAAAGGTACAGAGATTACTACACTACAAGGTGGACAAAACTTGGGTGAGATTGATGACGTACTATACTTCCAAAAGAAAATGTTCAAGTCATTGAATGTTCCAGTGTCACGCTTAGAAGCTGACAACGGATTCTCTTTAGGTCGTGCTTCAGAAATCACTAGAGATGAATTGAAGTTCGGTAAGTTCATTTCAAGATTACGTCTAAGATTCTCTCACATATTCGACAAGATGCTTGAAACACAATTGCTTCTTAAAGGTGTATGCACTCGCAAAGAGTGGCAACAAATGCAAGAACAGATTAGCTATGACTATCAGTCTGACGCACACTTTGCAGAGTTGAAGAACGTTGAAATTATGAAAGAGCGTTTGAGTATTCTTTCAGACATTGACGGATACGTTGGCAAGTATTTCTCCATTGGTTATATCAGAAAAAACATTCTACAACAGAGTGAAGATGACATTAAGCAGATGGATGAAGAGATGGAAGAAGAAAAAGCAAACATGGATGGTGAAGAATCACCTGTCGCTGACGAA